GAACGTAGAATAAAAAACCAAATACAACCATATGTACAGGCGAGGCAACCTGACTCTTAAAATTGCCACCTAGCTAAAACCCTTGAGACAAATCTCAAGGTAAAATACCAGGTAGCTCCTTACAGAGCCGAGAATTGTCTCCTATATGCGCTAGCATATGACGTGCGGGTCGCTCGCACGATTATACTCATACCTATGTTTCCATAGTTGCATGAATATTATCGGATCTTTTGAAATAAGATCACAGAAGAAAGATCCTTACGGCACACTTCTGTGAAATATATAAAAATCGACAAACTAAGAAAGCTCGTTAAGGGAGTACTCATAATAAATGGGCACACCAGTAAAGAAAAATAACGAGAAATCTTCCGCCACAGCATCATGTTGTTGGTAAACTGTGAAATCAGTGAGAATGTTCGATCCTTGACCGGCATAGGTCACGTCAAGAGTTCTGACATTGTGTGAATTGCTTTGCAAATCTTGAGCAGAGATAGCTCTGGTTGCAGAGAAACGATCTGGGCGATAATAGGGTAATTCAACCTCAATAGTATCATTAATACCTAAATTTGTCGCCGCAGAACCATTTCCTGATAAACCATTCCATCTGGAAGATAAATACTTTTGGATTACTAGCCTACCTGTAGCCGCAATAACTTCAGAATTGAAAAAAGTTCCATTACCTGTTCCTTGATATCCATCTCTAGAAACCATAGGAGAATACTCAATAGAGTTTGAGGTAGAAAAATAAAACTTCTTTCGCATTCCACCACGGTAACCAGCATACGCTGGCAAAAACCATGAATGAAAAGCAGTAGGACCTAATGTCAACGATGTGACACCATCCTGAGCTAAATCAATTCCATTTGGATCATACCCAGTGTGATATGGCAAATTCTTATTCCGCAAACCATTAATACGTATCGTATCCACATTTGCTTTGGTTGGAAACCAATAACGTGTGAAACAATAACGCTTGCACAATTCTCTGATGGAACAAGGAGGATCACCATAATACACTAAATATGTAGCATCTTCTTGATCTGATTCGCTAGCAATTACCATCGTTTCTGACGAAGAAGTTGGCTTGTCAGACATAGTGGTGTCCCCAACTTCAGTATTGAGGTTCCCACTCTGGGAAGGCAAAGGTTCAGGCCACAAATGAAAATTGTGCAAATTAGAATTGCCAGGCGCAGCCAACTTGAA